GACTATACCTTGTGCCTTATCGGGTTGATTAGACCGTCATTTAAGACCTGTGATCATCTAGTCTCTGAACCTTCTCCATACTCTATCATAGCGAGTTTAGGAGCTTGGCTGCTGATCGTCCAATTCTTCACATTATTACCATTGGGTACGGCCGTTAACCGTGTTCCTCCAAAGTGTTTCCAAGTTGGAGTGGTAGTGAAGACTCTAAGGAGTTCCCAGCAATTTGGTCACATTGCCACTTTACTAACTCTTTAATAAATGTTCTTGCTCTTTCTTTAATCTCTTCGATTGTTTCAAACTTTCCCACAAAAGTTGTTCTTATCTTTTCAATAATAACTCTAACATATTCAGAATTCGATGCGTTTCTGCGGATAACGTGAATGTATTTGTCCATGTTAGTTTGGTCAACAGTAACGTGTCTTAGCATTTCAAACTTTTTACTCAAATGTTGTTCCTGAGATAGTTTCATCATCATATTGCGATGTTCTGTGTCGCCTTTTGATTCTTTTAATCTCTCAGAAATCAACTTCTTCGTGAAATCACTTTTTTTCAATGGAACTTTTTCTTTAATTTCTGGTTTTACAAGTAGAGTTTCATCTAAAACGATCTTCTCGCCTTTCAATGCGCCCCTTCCTTGGCCACCGTCCGTTAAATTATAACCGTTTGGAAATTTTGTATTTAGTTCTGATATGTATTTAACTTCATATTCGTCCAACTCATCCACTTTACAAGTAATGAGCTTTTCGCACATAAAGTTATCAGAACCATATTTCAATAGAGACGAGTTTAGGTAACGTGATTGGTTTGGCTTATTTGAATTCGCCTCACTAATGTGATCCCTAAATCTGCCTAAATGTCCAAACGGCCGATACTTTCCATGATTTAATCTGTGACTTCTAGTTTGTCCAACATAACACTTTCCTGTTACCTTGTTAGTTATCTTGTAGATCTCTCCTTCAACTTTGTGGAATTCGTCAGAATTTAACAACATCCTTAAAATAACCGAAGATTTAATTTTTAAATATTTTGCAAGAACTATTTAATTAAATAGTTTTCTAGTGACTAGGTAGTTATATTAGATCATTCGTCTATGCCTAACGAACAATCTAGCAGACATTACACTGTTTTCCCCAAAAAGTATTGTCTACAACTTTCTGGGCAGCTACCTGTTGGAGACAAAGTCTATCTCCATCGAAGTCAGCATTGTATGGTTTGGTCTTGTTGTTTTACAGAAAATTTTTCGCTGCATAAATTTTCACCTGGCCTTTCGATCCAGGAACAGACTGTATCTTACGCAACCTCTGAGTGGCTAACTCATCATTGGTCACGAACACCCGTTCAGTCGTTGAATGCCTGTCATATCCTGCCAATCGGACTTAGACAGTAACACTGCGGATTGCCCATTTAGCTCCTATACAAGAGCACATCAATCACATTATTACCATTGGGTACAGCTATTAACTGTGTTCCCCTTCTAAGTTTCCATAAGAAGGGTGGTAGTGATCGCTTTAGGGGTTTCCCGCATCAAGGTGTTTCGCCTACCTGGAACCATAAGTTCCAGGCAGACTAGGGAGTAACACGCTTTTCACGCTCCCTGTTGCTAACGCAAGTTCATCAGCCACGTTCATTCTGAAAGTATCACCAACCTTCATAATTTTCACGATATGGGACATCATCGACATCCTGTGCAAACTAGGCTGTCTATTAAACAAAACCGCATCACCATCCATCATGTGTCGATGGACAATATCGCCGTTTTCTAGTCGTATCGATCCACGATCTACATAACGCAATGAAATATTCTCACCATTACGCCTCTCCAAAATCTTTGCACCAGGATAGACCTCGGGTCCATTCTGTACCAACTTTGTCAAGAAATCACGATTACGATCATTCACAGTGACTGGCTTTGTAATATTCATAGCAATCTTCGTAGGAACACCAAGCTGACGACACGACAAGTTCGGATCACCAGTAATGACCGAACGAGCACTAAAATCAACACGCTTACCCATCAAGTTGCCACGAATACGTCCATTCTTGCTGTTGAGACGACCCATAATGCATTGTAGTGGACGACCAGAACGCTGAGCCATGGGCACAGCACCCTTCACCTTGTTATTCACAATCATCGCCACAAAATACTGCAATACTGTAGTCAATCCCTCAATTACATTTGGCGTCGCATTATTCGCCAACTTATCGGCCAAGTCACGATTCGTCTTGATGATATTGCTGTAAATATGTGTCAAATCATCCTCACTGCGCTGTTGAGCATCATGCTTTACAGATGGACGCATAGCCGGAGGCGGCACAGGTAATACTTGGCAAACCATCCACTCCGGACGAGACCACGTTGGGCTGAATCCCATGAAATGAATATCCTCATCAGAAATGCGACGGAAGATTTTCAAGATCACCTCGGGAGTCAACCGAATATTAATCTTCTTGGTCTCGCCATCCGACTCAATATTATCCCAAATCGCATAGATTGTAGCCATGCCCTCTAATTTTATTTTATCGGGTTGCTTACATCCACATCCGTCTTCAATCGATTCACCACAACGCTTCACTTTGGAAGAAGCAGCAGAGACGTATGACCAACGATCTTCAGATTTCATATCCAATATATGCTTGTGTTGGTTCTTGTTGACCAAGAGCTTGCTACATTTAAAACAAACACACTTGCAGATTTTCATGATTTCCTTGATATGCTGTATAAAGAAGACAGGACGAGCCATTTCAATGTGACCAAAGTAACCAGGAGTATCAATATAAGTGAGACCATCTGTAGGACAAATTAGACCGGGCTCCAACACACCCATTCTGGGGTCAAATAGACCACCAATCACGGGTTTATTGTTGATGTATGTATCACGAGACGTAACCTCTACCACCGAATTCTTACGTATCTCTTCGGGCGATAACATACTAAATTGAACCCCAATAATCCGAGACGGACTCTTGAATTCATTGGATCTAGTCTTTTGAGACGACATTCTAATGTACCTATATTATACTGTTTATATTTTTAATTTGTGAATTCAATTTTTTGCAACGTATCGTCTATTTTACAAAATAAATAACGCATCAGTATAAAAATGGATTATAGAATAATTGATACTATACCCACGGATACGATTGTTTTAACGTTTATTAACTATAAATATGTACCTATGTTCAAAGTTTTTTATAAATATTTTCAACGACACGACTTACAAAATCTTTTGGTAATTTGTTTAGATAAAGAATCACAAAAAGAACTCGTGGACTTAGGCGTTCGAACAATGTTTGTAGATTATACAATCCAGGATATTTGCGAGTTTTGGCAGTTCAGACTCACCATTATTAATAATGTTTTTAAATATTCAGAAAAAAACATCATTCATACAGACGTAGACTGTTTCTGGTTAAAAAATATAATGCTACTTTTTGATGCACTTCCTGATTACGATATCATTAGTCACGTAGCATTTGGCCATCCTATTCAAATTGTCGAACAGATTGGCTTTGTTATGTGCTGCGGTCTATATTTATTGAGATATAATACTAAAAACATGCGATTTTTGGATCGAATCTTGGCGCAACATCTGAACTTTGTCGATGATCAAGTCTATTTTAATCATTATATTTACACAAACTATCGGTTGATTGAACATGGAACCATTAATGACGTCCTTTATAAAAAAATATTATTGAACGATGGGACAAGAATGGGGATTTTAAAACCGCAAATCGTTTCAAGAGAATATTATGAAAATCTATATTGTTTTCATCCAGTGTTAGACGCCGATGACATGGATGAAAAATTACGAATGTTATCAAAATATTTAGAAATCGACGCATTATGAACAATCCAAATACTAAATATTATAAATAAAAGCAAAAACATCGCTATTTCGGCATACGTAAATTCATATGAACCTAGACGTACTGCCTTAAAATTTAAAGATTCATCGATATAACAAAATGGATTATATGTTTTTTTTGACCGATTATTCGAGTTATTATTTTCATCCCAAACCTGTTTAAAAACGATTACTGGATTATTATAAATATTCAGTCCAAAAAACGCCAATTCTACGTCAAAATGATAATACATTTTGTGTTGTAATAGTTTTTCGGCACCGTTTTTATTTATGATATATGCTGTCATCAATAGAGAAGGCATTTTATTGTAAGCACTAATGTTTATATTTGGTGCATAATCCAGTTTTATCATATCCCAACCCGGAGGGGCGTTTTTGATGGATTCCTCGATCTTATCCATATATGTTGGCGTTGTTGGTTCTGCATCGTCTTCTAAAATAACTACATATGGCTTATCTGATTCTTCTAAAAATGTAGTCATTGCTAATCGGTGACTTAACGTGCAACCAATCGTCGACTTAGGAACAAGATACCTCGATGTAAAAAAAATGTCTGGATGATTGACAAAGTTCTCGTGTTCTCCATAAATTCCGGGAATTCTTTTGAAATTTGTTTGGTCGAGATGTTTTGTGATTCTTTTTAGCCGTTCCGTGTCTTTATCTAAATTGATAACATAAATATCAAAATTTTTGTTTTCCATTTCTAAGGTTTTACTATTTTTATGTTTTTTTATAGCTTGTGAAACGAAAAGCATAAATTTATAAAAAATTGAATCTGCCGATCTTGATATTTTTTTTACCAAACTATTTAGATAGACCGTTCTAGTCAAACTATGCCGTCCAAGATGCAAACTATCGCCGACAAGAAGAAGTCTTCCAAGAAGCAACAACAGAAGCAGCAAGAGAAAAAGCAGAAGCTGAAGAAGAATCGCCCTGATTCCGATTCCGATGACTCTGAGTTGGAGCTTTCAGAGGATGAAGAGACCGCCTCTTCAGATTCTGAGTTCAAGCCGAAGAAGAAGAGCAAGCCAGTCACTCGTGCTTCGAAGAAGAAACAAGTTATTGAGTCCGATGACGACGAAGAGGAAGAGTGGGAAGACGATGATGAGGATGATTCTGATGATGAAGATGATTCTGATGATAACGATGAGATGTCTTATGGCAAGTTTCAGAAGTTCATTTCCAAGATGTTTCCTTCTCAGTACATGAAGGAAAAGACAGAGTCCAAGTCTACCAAGTCAAAGTCCAAGTCTACCAAGTCAAAGTCTACCAAGTCAAAGTCTGCCAAGTCCAAGTCTACCAAGTCTAAGTCGAAGCGCATCATCGAAGATGATTCAGATGATGAGATAGATTCCGAGGATGATGAGATTGATTCAGAAGATGATGAGATCGAGTCGGATGAGGAAGAGGATCTCGAAGAGGAGGAAGATGAAGACTACGAAGAAGGTGATGAGGAAGATCAGAAGGGATTCTACAGCATTGTTTTCAACGTCGATGGTGAAAGCGAAGAGTATGTTGAGGATGATGAAGATGTGGAGTGTGACAGTGACGACGAGGCTGCCTTTATGAAGGAGAAGTACGAGCGTGTTGATACACTTGACGATGTTGTTCCCGCAGACTCCAAGAAGGCGAAGAAGGCACTCCAAGCCAAGAAGGATGCCAAGGCCAAGAAGGATGCCAAGGCCAAGGCAGATGACACGACTGACCTTACTGATGTTGAGCAAGAGTATACCGAGTTGCTAGAAACGAAGAAGACTCTCACCAACCAGCTCAAGAAGAAGCCTACGAGTAAGATCCTCAAGAATGCTGTCAAGGAATGCGATTCAACCATCAAGGAGCTTATTAAGAAGGCTCGTTCCAAGAACGCAAAGACCTATCACGAGCTTGTTCATGGCGGTAAGAAGAGTACCAATGAGATGGATTACTTCAAGAAGAAGCTTTCGAACAAGGAGCAACTTCGCATCATGAAGGATCTGAAGGAAATAAATAGCCACATTAATATTGAGAAGCCTTACCGTCTCACGTTGTTGGATTCTACTATTCCCGCCAAATTCAAGGCCATTGCCCTCCAAAAACTCAATGTCTTGAAGTCCATGGATCCCGGTGATAACGAGTACTATAAGATCAAGAACTGGGTCGATACGTTCATGCGCATCCCCTTTGGTGTTCACAAGTCATTGTCTGTTCGCATGGAGGACGGCATTGATAAGTGCCAAGAATTTATGGAGAGTGCAAAGGAACACCTAGATAACTGCGTTTATGGTCTCGATGATGCTAAGATGCAGATTATGCAGATGATTGGTCAGTGGATCGCAAATCCTGCAGCCATGGGAACCGCCATCGCCATTAAGGGCCCGCCTGGAACTGGTAAGACGAGTTTGGTGAAGGAGGGAATCAGTAAGATTCTTGGCCGTGAGTTTACCTTCATTGCTCTCGGCGGAACTGGTGATGCTAGCTTTTTGGAGGGACACTCGTATACGTATGAGGGAAGCACCTGGGGCAAGATCGTGCAAATTTTGATTGATAGCAAGTGTATGAACCCGGTGATTTATTTTGATGAGTTGGACAAGATTAGTGACACGGCTCGTGGTCAGGAGATTGTTGGTATTTTGACTCATCTTACGGATACCTCGCAAAACAGCCAGTTTCACGATAAGTATTTCTCGGAGGTCGAGTTTGATTTGAGCAAGTGCCTCTTCATCTTCAGTTATAATGACGAGAGCATGGTCAATCCCATTTTGAGAGATCGTATGTACCGCATCCAGACCAGCGGCTACGATTCGAAGCAAAAGACGGTGATTGCTAGGAACTATATGTTGCCGAAGATTTGCGAGCAAGTGAATTTCAACGACGGTGATATTATTATTCCCGACGAAACGATCCAGTATATTGTTTCGAATAAGGCGCTTACCGGCGAAGAGTCTGGTGTCCGCAATTT